CAACTGCTAGGGTGTCAGTGTCTACAGTAAGGCCAGCAAAGGCAGGGCTGTCAGTAGTGGCTACGCCCTGATTGATTAAGTCTAGCTTAGTGCCATCAGCAGCAAGATCACGGCCATCAACAGTACCACCGACAGAGACATTGCCAGTAAAGCTAGGCGATGCTAACGGAGCCTTTGCATCAATTTGTGTCTGGATAGCACTGGTAACACCATCGACATAATTTAACTCTGTAGTGGTTACAGTCGCGCCATCGAGTATTTCTAACTCTGCTTCTGTGATAGTCGCGCCACCAATAGTGAAGGATGTGCCTATCGTGGGGGTGTTTAGTATTGGGCTGGTCAGGGTCTTATTGGTGAAGGTCTGAGTACCTGCCAAAGTAGCAACTGTGCCATCAATATCTAAAGTGACTGTTCCAGTTGTGCCGCCACCAGATAAACCAGTGCCAGCAGTAACGCCAGATATGTCACCTAGTGTCACAGTAGAATTTGCACCATCTGCCCGCATCAACTCAAAGCCGCCAGCAGTTGAGCCATCGTGAACATGCACCGACTCGTTGGTAGTATTTACACTAATCTCACCCTCTAACCCTGTAAAGGATGCATGTTCGGTGTTAGTGCCTCTGCGTCTTTGTACTGCTGTAGTCATGTCGTTACCTCGGCTTAGTCGGCCAAATTATATCATCATTTGTAATTGCGTCAGGGTATTGTTGCGGCAAGTCCCTGAGTGCTTGTCTATAGGTTGCCCATTCTGCCTTTTTGGTATCGCTTAAAGGGCTGTCTGCAAACTGTGTCCAATCTGATTGTGCTAAAAGTGAATTTCTTAAATCTTTAAATTGACTTAGAAGTAGTTGAGAATCAACTTCTGATTTTTGTCTACCCTCAACTAAATGTTCATTTTCTGCGCACAATAAATCTTTGTCAGATTCAACACATTGACAAAAGCGGACAGGCTGACCAGTAAGTGAATTAATAACTGTAAATGTTTTAATCATTTTTTAGTTTCCAATGTCCTTATGTATGCCTCTGGAACAATTGCAGCCTGACTTCCGCTGTATATTCTGCCATATAATTTAATCGTGTTTGTTCCTGATGTTGTTGTAATTGGGAAAGCTACAACACCACCATATTGGTAATTATGTACCCTTTCTAAGCTGTTATTGTGATAATAAGTTACTTGCAAATATGCTGACCCAGCTCCACCTGCTGCAACAGTAGATAAAACGTCAGCATTTGCGCCAGTGCCAGTAAAAGTTAATGTCAACATTAACTGTTCACTTGATCCAAATATACTTGTTGAACTTGCTAATTCCACCGACGATGGAATTGTCACAGCCTGATCTGCAATCTTAATTGTATCAACGGCAAGGTTAGCAATCTTTCCTTGAGTAACTGCAAGGTTTGCAATGTTGGCAGCGTTAATAACCGCATCATTGATCTGCGCTGCGCTAGTGATTACACCCGATGCGGCAATAAGCCCACCAGTAATAGAGTTGGCTGCAAGGTCTGATGTCTGGATAGCCCCTGCTGCAATCTTATCTGACGTTATGACGTTAGCCGCTAGAGCATCAGTGCTAACCGCACCCGCTTGAATAGCACCAGCCGTTACAGCATTGGCAGCAATCTTATCGGATGTTATGGCATCGGCAGCAATAGCCGCAGCACCTATAGAACCCGCAGTAATCGCATCAGCAGTAACTGCGCCAGTGGCTATTGTATTAGCCGTAATCGCATCTGCTTGAATCTTTGCGGTCGATATTGAGTTGTCACCAATCTGGGTGCTAGTGATCTGGCCTTGCAGGTCAGTAGTTGCCACGCTTGCTATGAATGACGTTCCATTGTACCGATACAGTTTGTTATCAGTGGTCAGGAATACTTGGCGACCTTGGAAGTTACCTGTGGTTGGTAATGTAGAAACAATCTCAACAGGTCTAAGGTTGTTAGGGAATACATCCGACCCGATAGTGCCTGAGATATCACCAGCAGCAATACTAGACACAAATGCAGTGCCGTTGTATCGGTACAATTTGTAATCAGTTGTCAGGAATACTAACTGCGGCCCAGTGTAGCCTGATGGGTTTGGCAGACTAGACACAATGCTGATCGGCTCGATGCCTGATGCAAATGATGCAGCATCTACCGAACCAGATGTAATCGAGAAGATGTCATCTGTCCAAGCCGATGTAGATGAATCCCAGCGGTACAGTTTGTTCTGAGTTGTTAGGTATTTAATCTGGCCGTTAAAGTCACCGCTTGCAGGTAATGAAGAAACAGGCTCGATACCATACGCCCCAGCCTCTGAAAACAAATCATTTACTGCTTGGCTAAAGCTATCGGTATCAACAAACAAAGTAGTCGCACTAGCCATAGATGAGAACGCAGATACATTCCCAGAGTAATCGACAGACTTAACCCAGTAATACTTTAAAACATTGTAGCCAAGACCTGTGCGCGTAAAGTTGTCACCGCCAGAGATTGCTATCTTTGTGGCAGTGGCTGAGTTGTTTACGATGTTTTCCCAAACCTCGACATGCGAATAGTCAGGCTCTGTAGGGATAATCCACGACAGGGTTATCTCGCGCAAAGAGCCAACAGCGGTCAGGCTGTCAGGTATGCCGCAGGGGTCAGTATCCCCCTCTACAGTTCCAGATAGGGTGACAAAGTTACTCTTAACGCCCAGATTGTTTATTGCTCTAACGCGAATATTGTAATTCGCAGAAGGCACAACCCCTGTCATCACATACTGGTTAGTCGTAACGAATACAGAATTATAGTTAGGCTCGTCAGTCTGCACAGGGTCATCAATCGAGCCGTAATCTAGGGTAATAGATGCAGCGTTAGTGATTAGCCCTTGATCGGTGTTGCTAGTGTATGCGTCTGCTATCTCGCCATAATCAACAGTAGCCGAGCCGCGCTGAAACTGCACCTCGTACTGGGTGACAAATACATCAGTCGAATCAGTCCACGTTAATCTAAGCGATGGCAGCAGCGTTCCATCTGATGCAACAACTGTAGTCGATGTGGCAACCAGATTAGTAGGCGGCTGGGTAGTAAAGCCATCATACAAATCAATCTCACCGCCAGTTGTAAAGTCTTGCTGATCGGATGTCGCCCAATCGTAAATGGCAGAGGCTGTTTCTATTGCGTCCACGTTTACAATTATCGCGCCATCAGAAGATATATCTATCTGATATCCAGTCACCTCAAACACTTTCTCAGTCCAGCCCATCTTGGCGTTAGTGACCTTGATATTGTCACCCGCTTTAAACTTCAGTGCCGCCAGATTGCAGGGGATTGTTATCTGCGTTTGCTGCCTTGACTGGAGCAAAGCTATCTTGGCAATGCGCTGCGCCCTTACATTGTTGGTCGTAAAGGGCAGGGGCATATCTAAATAGATAGGGTCGCCATCTTCTGTGCTGTAGGTGCTGCTGGTCAGCGATGGGTAATCAGCAAGGGTATAGTTTTCTTCCTCTGCTAGATAAACGCCTTTAACCCCATTGTAAACGCTTCTGCGGCTCTGCTTGGTCTTAACCGATAGACCGCCTACCAGTACAGATTCATCAACTGTAACTGTCGGGGTTACATAGTCAGCACCTACAATAAAATACTCACCGCCTGAGTAAATCAGCTTGCCGCCCATACTAGACAACATGGCTTCGATATTATCTTTGCGGCTGTTAGCAGTATCCACCACGCCATCGAGAACATAACGCTGCTGGGTTCCGCTAGGCGATAGGTTGACAGTCTCATCGCATAAACTCTGAGCCGCTATTAAAGCGGTGGAATTGACGTTAGAGGCCGACTCTGACAGGCCATACTTTGTATCTTTCAGATAGTCGAAAACGCAGAGAGCAGGGTTCTGTGACCATGCTGTAGTGGCTGTGACAGGGTTATATACTTTCTTCCCCCTGACCACTGTAGATATGTTCGGTAATCCTTGAGCAAATTGATCTGTGTCGTATTTTAGGCGCACATAGATATATGCTGTGTCCAATAATTTATGGTCGTTAGTCCAGCCGCTAGATGCAGATACTAGGGTGCTGTCAGCAGTTGTTTGTGTCCCATCATGGAATCCTAAATAAACATAAGACCCCCAGTTGCCTTGGAAGCTGCCATCCCAGACTTTTGTGTCGTTAAACCAGACCTCTTCAAAGCCATCAATCGCATGACCCGCAACAGCAACCACCAAGTGCAGAAACTCGTTATCAGTCCCAGTCGAATCAAGGTAAACCATTGCCCCGCCAACTCTAGCGCGACCATAGATTAGTTTTCTGGATACAGCAGGTTCTCTGACAGTTACAGAGTTGCCCTGCATCTGTGCGCCAAGTGAAGGCGTTGGCATTAAGGCGCGAGATACAACAGAAAGACCAGCACCAATAGCAAATGCCGCACCAAAAGACGCTAATGCACTCAATCCGTATATAGTGCCAACAGTTAAGGATACTGAAGCCCCTGCTGCTAGTCCTGCTACTGCCGCTATTGCCATTTTACTTTCCTAAAAATTTAGAATAAACGCGCTCTATAAGGTTAAAGCCCATTCCTATCATTAGCTTATCAAAAGGTATGTGAACCTTCGTATTAATCATTATCAATGATACACCAATATCACGACAGTAATCTTCTGCGAACTTGATCAATTTATAACCAGTTGCACCAGCCCTGCTATCGGGCAATACAAAGACAACATCATTCACAGCAAAGTAGTGATCTTTATAATGGATGCTCTTATTAATTACTAAAACAAAATAACCAACTAACTCACCATCATCACGCGCAGTAAATATGTTCAATATCCCTGCTGCATCTAACTTTGCGTATTCTTTCCAGTTAGGGTTTAGTTTTATCTTGCCCTGATTTAACGCAACAAGCCGCCAGTGTTCTTCCAATAGCGGCTTTATATCTTCTTTAACATTCACCAGACTTTCATGCTGGATTGTTATCATCTGCCTATCCTTGGGTCAGTCCTGCCTCCTGAGTAACTACCCGATGATGCTGGGGTTGGTCTGCCCCAGATTATTTCTTTCTCTTGAATCTTGGTTACAAACTCAAAGCCCTTATCGGAAGGGTGTTCGATCTTTTGATCTTCGCTGGTGTAGCGTCTGACAAAAGCCCTTTCAAATGCGATTAGTTTATTTTCTATGCTTATAGATATGGTCGATGTCTCACCGCTATCGCTGATGGTCATTACATCCATAAAGCCGCTAAAGATAATTACAGGCGATGAAATAAGATCACCGCTGTCATCTAGTGCGCCCAAACGAATAGTCAGTGGCCGACCCTGATAGGGTTCATCTCTGGCAATAGTAACCAGCGATTGTTTAATCCCTGTAAGGGTAACAGTTGCGCCATTGGCTTGCAGTTCGGCTGTCTCGCTTACTGTACCGATGCTAAGTAAGTCACCCGCACCGATATAGGAATTGCTATTAAAGGTTAGATTGCCAACACCTGACCAAAAGAAAACGCTGCCAGATGTAAACTCCATATCTATCAAATAGATCGGGCGTACCAATTCAGCGGTTGCGACCGCTTGCATTTCAGAAGATAGGGTGCGGCTCATTAGATTGCCTCAACACAGGCTAGAGTAAACCCGTAAAGGGATGCGGTATCAGTTGACCAGCCAATATCATTAGATGCCATGCGCCACAGGCTCTTTGGTAATGTAAAGTCCAGTGCTGTGCCTGATGCTATATCGCCTCTCAGGGGCGGCTGGAATTTTAACGTACCTGCTCCAGAGGCCTTATCCTCTGTAACCATGTAAAGGTAGCTGCCTAGCTGGAAGTAAGTACCCGCAGTAACCGCAGTAGAACCAGAATCGGTGGTCAATTCTTCTGCCCTTGCTGATGTTGTACCAGAAGTGGTACTAGTTGCCGTACTTGTATGCAATGGGTGGCCGAATGTAAACGTACCAGAACGCCCTTTTAAGCCAACTATAAACGCCTCGACTGATCGTGCCTCTGCATGGGTTAAAGGCGGCAAAGCGATCTCTGCTTCCCACCTAGCCCCTTGATGCTCATAGACCTGCTGGCTATAGGTAAATGGTGATTCAGATACAGCAACAGTTCTGCGTAATCGCATATTGATCGACTGAATACCGACTGATGGAAATGCTAATGGCATTTTATGCTCCTACTAATGCTTTGGAATAACCACCACCGCGCATTCTAGCGTCTGCAACTGCGCCTTTAGCGGCATTGGCAATCTGTGGCATAAGTGTAGCAATTTCTGCTCTGACTGTCTGCTGTACGCCAGTGGTCACGTTAATGGTCTGGTTGACCACTACGCCACCGCCACCGCCTAACTTGTTATTTGGGATAATTGCGCCATTCTGGTTAGGTACAAAAACCTCTTGGCCTCTTTCTCCGACCAGTGTTGGCTGACCTCTATTTACAGAGCCGCCTATTGCTGCTGTTGCTGAATAATCCTGCCCCATTCCAAGCCCCCCGCCAGCGGTCATCCCGCTACCAGTTGAACCTGAGCCGCCAGTTCCAAAGCTACTGGTAATAAATCCGAATGCAGCATCAACAATATATTTCTGCACCAGCATCTTTATCAGGCTATCTACTACGCTTTTTGCCATAGACTTCATGGCATCTGCAAAGTTAGCCGCGCCAGTAATGCCAGCGGTCAGCGAATCAGTCAGGCCATCTAAACCTTGCTTGGTCAGGTTCTGCACGTTGGTAGTCATGTCTGGAATGCTGTCACTCCATGACTTGAAGCCAAGTTCTATGTCGTTTAACGCTGGAACAAGAGCGGCTGGCACTGTACTAGCGGTGGCCTTGAAGTTTTCTAGGCTGGATATAGCTAAATCAATCTCTTTTACAAACCCAGAAAGTAAATCAATTTCGCCAACTTCGCCAGCGGCTTCTGCATCTTGCGCTTGATGGTAAAGATTAAGTAACTTTTTGCGCCTCTCCATTAACTTATCTGTTGCGGCTAACTGAGCATCGACAGACATATTGGTAGTATTTTTAACGCCTTCAATTTTCTTGTCTAGCTTATCAAGATCGGCTCTGTATTCTTTGCTGCTTTGCAATCCTACATTAAAAGTATCTTGCAACTGGTTTTTAAGCTGTATTGACCCGTTGTAAACTTTTATAAATCCATTTGCTAACT